ATTTTACTAATTCATATTCAATCCAATTTTCGTCACTTAGTATTAATCCTTCCCTATTAGATTTTGAATATAGATCATCTATGAGTGCTTCTTCTAGAAAATCGTTTCTGTTAGTCTGATCTATATAATTTAGTAAGGGATGTTTTGGATTAAATTGATGATCCTTATCGTATGTGGCCATATATTCACCTTTATAGGTTTCATCTATCGACATTATTCTTTCTCTTTTATTATTCAAAAATTTAGATACTATAGCGCAATCTTTAATTAGGTTCTTATTCTGTGTATCTCCATAAATTTTATCCAATAGTGTATGTCTTATTATTGCGAATTGATCTTTGCATTTTTCTATTGTCTGTATAAAATCGTTGATTTCCGATGATTCTATAGAATAAAGTTTTAATAAACTTTCCTCGAATGCTTTATTAAAGCCAATTCTTGTATCACTTCTATCATTGTACAAAGAATCCTTTGAGATATAGTCTGATGTATCTGCATTTTTATCGACAGTTATGAATTTCCTCCACAATTTGCCTACCGAATTAAAAAGTTTAATATCGCTCATCCAAGTTTTCAGTTCATTATAATCACATAGAGCGAACATTTGAGTCTTTAATTTTATAGTAGACTCCTTGTAGCTATTAATACTTCTAGTAAAAGGTGTCAGTTGGAAGAATCTAGTAAGTTTCCTATACATCTTGACTTGGCCTATTTCATTGATCATAAAATGGCTAGATAGGTATTCTGCTTGATCTATCGTATTGTATTTATCAATAACCTTTGCAACTTGACCTAATTTGCCATTCTCTTTGAAAGATTTTAGGTATACATATTTAAAAAGAGCGTCTTGAAGGGCTTTGCTTTTCTCTTTCTTGATTAATATTATTGTATCGTCTCCACTGCATTCAAAGAAAAAATCTTCTCCATAAATTAATCCACTTTTGTAAGCGCCATATAATATATAGCTTCCTGCTCTTAGTGTATTACCATTAGATGTATTCATTTGGCCAGATCCTGTAGTACCATATATCATTGCAGTGATTTTTATGTGTTCTGTAATATCTGCTTTTATCACTCTCCAAAGATTGTCAACTATTGCATGAATATGTTCTGGCGTAGCATAATCTCTGATTTCTGGATGTGCTTTGATGATTTCTTTTAAATATACTTGATCAAATACTTCCATTATCGCGCCATATTGTGTAGAGTCGAATGAGCTTCCATCAATGCATAGTATTTCGTGTACAGGTATTTTCTCTATCCAACCTTCTATTTTAATACCTCTATCTTGAGCTGATAATCCTGATCCATACCAATCAAAGCTTCTTTTGCAAATTTTTGCTATATATTTAATTAGTGGCCCTAGTATAACTTTAATCAAATCATTTTCTTCTGTTACGCATCTTGCTTTTCGTTTCATGCTTTGATGGTCGAGAAATACTTTTTCATCAGTTTTGGTATGCATTTTATATTCTGCTGCTAGTTTCTTTAATTTATTAATATCAGTTGTTCCTCGATACTCGTTGTCGTATATCTCTTTTGCCTCTCTGTATAATAACCTTTTCTTAGACTCACAGCTATTAAGCCATTCTTCCCAATCTATGTATCTATCATTTTGTATAGTATCTTGATGCATCATATCCTTTATTATTGTGTTCCTTATGAATTTTGCATAATCTGCTAGTATCTCATTATCTAATTGAACATCTATTGCTGCATATTGTCTTAAAATAGATTCAACTAGGTTGTGATTACATCTATGTAGATACATAGGAGTATTTGTGCTGTGGAAACCTTCGAATTTAGGCATCTTTTGTGTTAAGAATTGATTTACTCCCTTAGATGAACAATTGTCCATGTTAGTAAATAGTGCATTTATAATATTCTTCTGGGCTTTGGCTACTGTTGTCTGTTTACCTGCTATTTCAAATTTATCACCTTTTATATTATTATATTCCTTGCTGTTTTTGAATATCTTTAGAAATCCTAATTCTATTGAATCTTTTATCATACTTAGGTGATCATTTCCCGAACAAGTATTTGGTATAATATCAAATTCGCCCGTTGATTGTACTCCTTTTATGTTTAGTATACAGAATATTATAATCATTGGATATATTACCGCATTATTTTTTACTATCCTTGTGGCAAATAATCCTAATATTGTATAATATAAGTAATTGATTATCTGTAGGTTATTTCCATAAATCATATTCATGAATATAGTAGTTAATTTCCTGAGTATTAAGTAATTAGATTGATCGGATACTACATTATTCTTGAAACCTAAAGATATACAGAACAATATGATTCTTATTATTATATTACCGTTATTTCTTATCTGCTCACTGAAATAATAGAGTCCATCGCCTTCATAATATATAACCGGATAAACTAGTGCAGAAAGTGTTATCATACCTAATACTTGCTTGTACGTCCTATATCCTAATGTTTGTCTAAGTATATAGACTAACATATATACTACCGCTAAAATAGCACTGGATTGTAGTAATGCTAGTGTCATTAGTGTTACGAATAGTCCCTTATCCGTTATTTCGCATCTATAACTTAATAGTCCTAAGAATGACACCAGTATTATCCAAGCTGCCTCGATTTCTAAGGTTTTAGGCTGTATAATTCTTTGTGCTATTTGCATCTCCGCTGCTGAATAGAATATAGGTAATCCCATTGTTGAGAGTATGCTTATTAATATAAATATCATACTCATATATTGCATCCATAGTCTTCCTCTTGGAGCTATAACAAATCTGCCGCCGTAATACCTGTCAAAACCCTGTTCTACAACATTTTCTGCTGCTGTATATAATTCTGTTCCTATGTTGTATAAGTCGTGCAGATAATCTCTTGCATTATTTAATAAATCTATAGTGTTAAAGAATTGCATGTATGTATACGTAATTTTTGATTTCTGCACTACATTATCTAGAACGTTCGTGTATGTAACTGCTAGAGAAGCCTGTCTATATAACATACTTGTGATAAGAGATTGTATGAATAATTCCGATTTTGGTTCATTAATATCTATATAGTATGTAGTTAGATTTTTGCTTGCATTTACTAGAGTTGTTGGTGTATTTACTGATCTTATCATTTGAGATGCTATTTTTATATCCTGAGGTGTAAATGTAAACAATACATCTTCTCTATTCACCCTGTTACTCAATAACTTTTTAGATATGTCTACTACTATTATAGAATCATTAAATACATAGTGTATCAGATTATTTCCAGATCCTATCATAGTTAGACTGTCTAGATCAAAGGCATTTGAGTCTTGATCCGGCACTAATTCCTCGGGTTTTTCATTTTGTTCTATATTTTGCTCTATTTCCAGCGCTGAAACCGACTTATTTGGTATTTTATATTCTTGTAGTACATCTGAAAAATTATAATAATTTCCTATCTGTGTCGTTGGCTGTGCGCGAAATAGTGCATAAGATCCATTATTAAAATCAATTGATCTATATTTAGTAAATTTTATCTCTTTTATTTTATGAGGTCCATCTATGCGCATAGTTAATATATTATTCATATTATCTAATGTTATATATTTATCATAATCATAGCGCATTGGTTTGTGGCAATATTTTGTAGAATTTCCCTTAACAAACATATGTATATTATTATCTTCTTGTTTAACCATACTTTCTATGGTGTCATTATATTCTACTAGAGGTCTAGTATTGAAGTTGTCTTTAGGAAATACCCATCCTGTAAACCAATATTCTTTTGCCTGAGATTTAACTAATTTATCTACCACTGTTTCAAAAACCAGTGGGTAATATGCAGAATCTACTGCTGTTAATACTGTATCATTATCATATTTAATGCATTTGCATTTTTCAATTCCTTCATAGCAAATGTTGTTAAAATCTGCTAATTCTGCATATTTATTCTGCCTAAGCTCATCTTCCGCATCTATTATTTTGTTAGCACAATGCATGTATGCCTGCTTCTGATTGTTCCTGACTGGATTTCCTCCTATGGATACTACATTAGTATAGTATTTATTCTGTATGTAACTAAACATACATGTTTCCATTAATGATCTGCATTCTGCTGATACGGGATGCTCATGGAATATTTTCGTTATATTTGATTTTTCATATATATTTCCAAAAGCTTTTGCAAAAACTCTGTTAGGGTCTTTAATAACAGAATGATTGGTAGCTATTCCATTATTCCATATTATAGCTGTTTTCCATAAATATTTTCCATTGACTTGTT